TGGAAGAAGCCCTGATCGAAGAATTGAAGCTGCTCGGCTGGCACGAGCTTTAACCCTGCTTAACAGACGATAAATACCATGCAAAAGAAATTATTAGAAACAGTCTACGATGGTTTTGAAAACAAGCCATCCCCCGAAAACCCTTTTCTTCCGGGCGATATTGTACAGTTTACCTACGAAGATGATTCTAGATTGTATGAGGTCTATCAAGCCAGGCTTGATAGAGTCCTGTTGATTCCTCAGGGGACTTATTGCACAGATGCACCGGCTTGGACGCTCAAACTGGTGCAGAGGGATCCCACTGTATTGAATAGAAGGGGAGGGCGTGCCCGTGTCCGTATTGGGCATGCTTTATCCTCTCATACTCATAAGCAGGAACAATGTATTGCTCTTGTGCATCGGGGTTTCCTGTTGAAATGGTTGCTACGGTTGTTTCCTGCCCTCTTGGCGGTTCTATTCGTATCTGGTCGAGGAAAGCACAGATAATTTCATCAGGCCGCCAATATCCGTGAATTCCGAAAACTTCTTTAGGCTCAACCCAGCGATAAGAATAGAATTCTATTTTCGAACGCATAACTTGAACAAATTAAAACGAGATAAACAAGAAATCAACAATGAAAAAAATGACGAACGAACAATACTGGTTGCGCCGCGACCGCACCGAGAAAATGGAATCCCTTTACGGCCGCCCGATAGGCTTTCCGGAAGACGAACTCAAGCCCCGGCCCGGTATCGTACAGAACCTTGTCTTTTCCGCTCTGCTGGTTGGGATCTCCACGATTGTTTATTTTATTTACATTAACATTAAGTAATTATGAACAAAGACCATAGGTTGCCTGAACAAGTGGTCAGAGACATTTCAAAAGGATTAGCTGATGTCCTGTCTCAATCATGGCCTAAAAACGCCGATGCCACATTTGCCGGTACACCTCAAATCAACATCAATATAACTGCTCCCCCGTTGCCGTCCCGGCTGGTAAGGCTCTCCAAGTTTGCACAATGCGGACTATTTGCCAAAGGTTCTGAACCGAGCCGGGCCATGTTGGAAAGTGCCGACGGTAAAAAACTGCTCCCGATTGTCAAGTGTGGCGGAGTGCTTTACGTGGACCTGAATCGGGTTACAACCGCCATTATTGAACAACTCCGCAAAACCGGCTCGTTCAATGCAAATCTCTAACTACAAGAAAGCAAAAAGGCCGGGGCCAGCAGGAACTGACGCCCGACCTGAATACAATCAAACAAGGAAATAATATGAGCCTATTACAAAACATCAAGCGCGGAGTGCAGCAGCGTCCGCAGCGGGTCATCATCTACGGGCCGGAAGGCGTGGGAAAATCCACGCTGGCGGCCGGGCTGCCCGCTCCTGTTCTGCTGGACACGGAACAGGGATCTTCCCACATCGACGTTGCCCGGCTGGACTGCCGGAGCTACGGAGACGTGATCAATGCGATAGAAGAATTGACGCAGGGCGGGCACAAATTCCGGACGGTCATCATTGATTCCATAGACTGGTGCGAGCGTTTGTTTGTGAACGCCTTCATCAGGGAACACAATAAGCGGGCCAACGCCTCCCTGAAATCCATTGAAGATTTTGGATACGGCAAGGGGTACAAGATGATCGAACCTGTGGCAATGGATCTCTTGTCACGCCTCAACGCGTTGATGAGCGCAGGAATGAATGTGGTGCTGGTGGGACACTCCCGCCGCGTCAAATTTGAAATGCCGGAAACAGCCGGTGCCTACGACAAACACGAACTGAACCTCTCCAAATTTGTCGCGCCGCTGGTCAAGGAATGGGCTGACGCCATGCTTTTCTGCAACTTCGTCGTAACAGTCCAGGATGGCAAGGGACATGGAGGAAACCAACGCATGGTCTACACCTCTCCTTCCGCCCCGTGGGAAGCCAAAAACCGGCACGGGATGCCCGCGGTGATGGCGATGGACGCCGGGGAAATCTCCCGCTTGCTGTTTGGAGCGGGCTGCGAATCTGCCGGGAACGCTCCGGCCGGCGAAAAGCAGGCACAGCCTCCCGCACCGCAGGAAAAACCGGCTCCATCCCTGGCGGACCAGCTGGCCGCGGTCATCAACGACGTGCCGGGAGCGCTGAACTTCCTCGCGTACAAAAAGGAAATCCAGCCGGGGCAGGGCCTTGAAGCCGTCTCGGAAAAATTCGCCTCCTTCATCCTCTCCGCCCCCGACCGGTTCAACACGGCCGTACTGCAATACAACACCCCTGCCGCCCAATGAAACCCGTCACCTGCATCAACGTCGCCCGCGAAACCGGGCATGCCGTCCTCTCCCTGGACGGAGCGGAATACGCCGTCAGCCTGGACGACCTGCAAAAAATCCTCGCTGACATTGCCGGGCCCCGTCCGGCCCCAGCCACGGAACTATTGAGGCCGTCCCTGCTCCCCAAGCTGGCGCAATGCCCCTGCTACGTCTCCGCCACCGACGCGGGGGAAGCGGCCCAGCGGGGAACCCGGATGGACGCCGCCTTCCGGGCCCTGCTCATGGGCGTGGACGAATTCAGGGCGTGTGAACACCTGAAAGCCGATGAAAAAGAATCCATCCTCTGGGCGGTGAAAACGGTCCGGACGCTCTGCTCCGGCGAAGAAGTCATTGCCGACAAAAACCGCTGCGCCTTCCCGCAATGGCACCCCCGCGTGACAGGCGGGGAAGCGGACTGCCTCTGTCCCGCGCTCGGCAAACTCTTCGACCTCAAAAGCGGCCAAATCCGCAACTACTGGGAACAGCAGGCCTCTTACGCGAAATCCTTCATGGAACGGGAATTCCTGGATGAAATCACCTGCCACCTCCTCTACTGCGACCAGCAGCAAATCGTTACCCGGAAATTCACCTACCGGGAAGCCATCTCCATCGTCAACGGCGTGGTGGACGCCGTGGACCGCGGCGGCGGGCCGCGCCTCTGCGACTACTGCGGCTGGTGCGCCTCGCATGACACCTGCCCGCTGCGGAACCGGGCGGCGCATGAAATGCTGACCCTGGCGGAAGCCGGAACGCTGGAAGCGAGCTTCGCCGAAATCGCGGAAAACCCGTCCAGGCTGGCGGAATTCGTCACCAAGGCCGGAATCCTGGAATCCTATGCCAAAAAAGGAAAAGAAAAAATCCTCGACTACCTCAACAACGGCACGGAAGTCCCCGGATTCAGGCGCGTCTCCCGGAAAGGCACGGACACCGTCGCTCCGGAAGACGTCGCCAAATACGCCACCTGGATTGGCGTCCCGAAACTCCTGAAATCCTATGGCCCGCTCAAGGCGGACGTCTTCCGCGCCCTGTTCGAGGAAGCATTGCCGGAACAACAATTCCCGGAAGAACTGGTCAGGACGGGGGCCGGATCCTCCTACGTCAAAAAAATCTCCGTCTCCAAAACCGCAACCACCAAATAACCATTATGTTCAGTTACATATCAGAAGGCGAGCCCAGCGAATACGGATTCCTCCCCGCGGGCGTCTACGAAGGAAAAATCGTCAAAATGGAAGAAGGAATCTCCCAGGGCGCCAAAACGCGGGGATGCCCGCAGCTGGCCGTCCACATCAGAGCCTTCGGCCCTGAAGGGGCGGCGACGGTCCGTTACTACCTGACCAACTCGAAAGACCTGGCCTGGAAAATTGACCTGTTCGTCAAAAACGTCACCGGGAACGTCTACCAACCCGGCCAGCAGGTCATCATCAACCCGGCGGAATACCTCGGCAAACCCTGCTACGTCCGGCTCAACGTCAGACAGGGAGACAAGCCCAGAGCAGACGGGACTTATCCCGAATTCAGCAACTGCGAAGACGTGCTGGGGCCGGACGAAGCCCGGGCCATCATGGCGGCGCAGGACAGGGCAGCGGCGGGGCGCGGCGGAGCGCCCCTGCCTCCGCGCCCGGCGGACCTGCCGGCCAACAACCACATGAGCGCCACGGCGGGACCGCCGGCGGAAGAAGACGAAATCCCCTTCTAATTGCCATGAACAACTGTGTACTGGGTCTTGATCTGTCGCTCACCTCTACGGGGTGGGCGATAGACGCCGCCGACGAACGCCGTAAATGGGGCGTCATTAAAACTGCCAGGCGGGGGGCGTCCCGGCTTGATTATATAGATGACGCCATTACACGCCTCGTTGAGGCGGAAATGCCCGATATTGTCGTGATTGAAAACTATGCCTTCGGCAACTCTCTAAGCCTGGCGGCCCTTGCGGAACTGGGCGGTGTTGTCCGCCTGTCTCTTCACCGCATGGGGTATCGGTACATTGCCGTCGCCCCGGCGACATTGAAAAAATTTGTTACCGGGAAAGGGCAGGCGGAAAAAGCCGCCATGATGATGCATTGCCTTAGGAACTGGCTCGTTGAAATCGGCAATAACAATGCCGCCGATGCGTTCGGCCTTTGCCAGTTTGGGCGCTGCTATCTGGACGGAACAGGATTCAAGGACTTTCAGGTTAAGAGCGTTGAACAATTTAAGAAGAAGGAGGAACCATGAAACGGAATCCTCACATCATCGTTCAGCAGGTTTGCCCCATGAAGAAAACCGACGACGGGAAATACGAAGTTCAGGCCACGATTGTACACCACAAAGGGCTTATCGCCCGCTATCGAATGGAGTACCCCACGAAACGGCATGCCCGGTGGGCGCAGCACCTTATTTGCACGGTGAACAATGTTTCACGCCTTCGTTGTTCTGATGAACTTAAAGCCTTGATTGAGAAAGGAACCCGATGAAAAAGCTTCAATGCCCGCTGTGCGGGGGTGATATTACCATAGAAAAGCGCGTTCTTTACAGCGACAAGCCGTTTCTGTTTCACGCGGGGTGCGAACAGTGTCGTTGGGAAACGAACAGAGGCTACGCCGCGGAGAAAGACGCCTGGAAGGAGGCCGAAAAATATATTTCCGGATTTCCTCCCATCATGAGGGTCTGGCCGGGGGACGAGGTGAAACTTTTCGGAGACCGGCGGGTTAGGGAGGTCATCGGAAAGAACGCGAACCGGGGGATTCTTTACCTGGAAACGGCTTCCGGGCCGCCTGAACCCGTGCGGCATGACGATGTGATTCTGTGGCCCTGGGAGATTGAGCAGAACGGAGGCCGTCAAGATTGAATGCCTGTGGCTCAACTACAACCCCCAACTGACGCTTTTTTGATATGGCACGTAAACCAACATCTTTAATACCGAGGACGCACCGTGAACTGTGCGAAATCGCTGAACGATGGCTCCTGGGCTCCCAACGTTGCCGGGTGGCGATTGCTGAGCCGAGCTGCATCGTTACAAACGAGCAGCCCGATGCTATAGGTTTCAAGAGTTCGGGTAGCATTTTGGTTGAGGCGAAAACCAGTCGGGCGGACTTCCGAGCAGACCTCAAAAAGCCGTTCCGCGTTTATCCTCAAGAGGGTATGGGTTATTGCCGCTATTACATCTGCGAGCCAGGGATCATCATGGAAAATGACCTGCCGGAACGGTGGGGCTTGTTGCATGTCCTACCTGGTGGACGGGTTCGGATAATACGGTACAGCAGAGCATTTCCCGAAGCAAATTACTTAGCTGAAAGGTGCCTTTTGACCGCGTGTCTTTACATCCAGAAGCCGCTAAAAATCAATACTGTCCAAGGCAGAAAAATACAGCTTTCACCTGCATTTGGAGTAGAAGCAAAAGAGACGGAAGGGATATAGAATAATGGAATACATCAATATACCACTATACGTTATCCGCTCCAATGAGTACATAGGCGCTGATCCCACCCAGCGGGCTACGTGGCTTTCTTTGATCGCCTGGTCTTGTGACCAGGAGAATATGGGGCGGATTGCCGGGGCACGGTCTTGGGGAGACCGCCGCTGGATGCAGTCTTGCGGGGTCATGGCTTCCGAGGTGGCCGAGTCCTGCGGCCTTTTCCGTTGGGACGGGAACGACCTTGTCATTTCTTTTTACCCTGCCGACGCCCAGCGGGAGATTGAGCGTAAAAGGGAAATCGCGCGCGCCAACGGACGTAAGGGAGGCCGGAAACCAACGCCGGAACCTATACCGGAAACCAACGTTGGTTCCGACGTAGGAAACCAACGTTGGATAGCAAATGAAGCTTCGTTGGAAAGCGAAAAGAAAGGAAAAGAAAAGAAAGGGAATATAGGGGGAGAAACTACTACGGTGGACAGTACACCGGGGGAAGAAGCGCCCGCTGCTCCTGTGCTGCCTGCCCTGTCGCTCCCGGTTCGGGAACGCCTGAACGACGTCCGGGGGATGCGCTGCGCCGACAATCACGCGGATCTGGGGGCTTCTCCCGGCGCCGCCAGGTTCATGGCTGCCTGTTTGGAAATCAACCCTTCATGGTCCCGGACAATGCCAACTGCCATTGAGCAGGCAGCCGCGCTTGAGGCTTACCGTTCAGCACAGGGACGGGTGACGCCGCGGGATATGGAGATGTTGAGGGATTATTACGCGTCAGGACTGACGGAGGACTGCAAGAAGAAAGCTTTTTGGAGGCCGGACAGCCGCAAGAAGTTTTGGGAGTGCTTCGGGGATGTGCTCACCCACGCGGAACGCTGGGCAAAAGAGACACGCTGGAAGCCGGCAGCGGCCCGTAAGAACCACGGCAGCCGGAAGGGCCCGTTGTGACCACCGAAGAAGCCGCAGTAGAATTGAAGAATTGGAGAAAAGAATTGGGACTGGGAGGTGACGAATGAAGCAGGAATATAAGAATCTATTGAGGAACATTATACACCGGAAGGTGAGTCCGTCGCAGCTGCTTATTCTGATGGAAATCCGAGACCATCCGGGCAGGATGTCGCGGGAGATTGACACCCGTTGCCATTTGGATCCCAGCAATGTGTCTCACCGGCTGGATTATCTGGTGCGGGCCGGCGACGTGATCAGAATCGGCACACGGCCTTGCGTGTTTTATATCAGCAGGCAGGGGCGTGATTTTTTAGAGTGTCTTGAGGATTCAAAACCAACAGGTTGATTGTCTCGGGCAAGAAGTATTGATTCTCACCAAATTGACGCGCTGAAAATCAGGAGGGTAAAATATTGGTATGAGAAGGAAGGATAACAAGACCAAAGTGACCGAGAAGAAGAAGGAGTTTGCGAGGCTTCTGGTTGCGGAAAAGTTGTCCAAGGCGGACGCTTATCGTAAGGCCCACAATCGCAAGGATATGAGTAATGTCGCAGCCAGCAAGGCGGCATCCCGTTTGTCCAAAGATGACGAAGTTTTGCGAATGATTGACAAATTGAATAAGCAACTGGATAAGTCTGCTGTGCTGACCAGGCAGCAGCGCATGGAATGGTTGTCCCGCGTAGTGACAACTCCCATCGGCAATGTTGGTAGCGCATCCGATCTCTGTCAGGAGGTTTCCATGGATGAAACCGGAGCGAAATTTAAGATGCCCTCAAAAATCGCCGCTATTGCCGAGCTTAACAAGATGGATGGCGCATACACTCCTCAGAAGATGGAAGTGGATGCAGGAGAGAATTTTATAACTCTGCTGTCCTCCCTGCCTTTTGAGCCTCCCGTGAAGCAGGGATAAAAACATTGATTCTCGCCAACTTGCATTTCCCGTGTTTTGTGGCTCATGATTGAGCCATGTTAAATTTTCTGGGAATGACGCGCCATTTGTCCACGACGGCAGGCTATGCCAAGCGCATAGGCTGGCTTTTGTTCGAGGATGTGACGCAATCTCCGTTCCCGGTAACAGGAGTTTCTTTCACCGGTGTGGTGAAGACGGAACAGGGAGACTTGCCCGTTGTTATTGAACACGGCGAGCAAGAACATTGTTTGGAGCTTACTTTTCCTGCCCTGCCTGTTGGCCGCTGGCCGTATGCCATTCATGCACAGGATGAGTCCGGAGAGGATTTGAGGCTGTTTTCCGGTTATATTGGGGCCGTGTATTCTGTGGCTCCTGTTGAGCCGTCCACGGTGTACGATATTCCTGCAATGGGTATTACGATACCTGTTGAGGCAAGTAAGACGATCAAGGCCCAGTGGCTTTCCAACACGGCCTCCATTATCGCGGCCCAACAGGCGCAACAGAATGCCAACACATCCTCCACCAATGCGGAAACGGCGAGCCAGGCAGCCAAGACAGCAACGGACGCGGCAGCCACCGCTGCTGCACGGGCCGAAGAGGCGGAAGGCTATGCAGGGTCTGCCTGGGCCTCCAAAAATGCTGCCGCCGATTCTGCGACCGCCGCCGGCACGTCCGCAACTAACGCAGCCCGTTACGCCAAGAGCGCCAATGCCGCTAAAACGGCTGTGGAGTCGCTGGCTACCACTTGGCCGGAAACGGTCAGCAACGGGGAGAAGAAGATTGTTGATGCCGGGAATGAGGCTGTTACTGCCATACAGGACAAGCAAGCCGATTCTGTTCTTGCCGTGGGACGTGCCTCACAGACCGCGCAGCAGAATATAGCCGGCGCACGAACGGATGCCGTTGCCGCCGTGCAAACGGCGCAGGAGAGAGCGGTGGGGGCGATTACGCCCCTTGTCCAGCGCGCCGAAACCGCTAAAGAGGCTATAGATCAGGCGGAGGGACGCATCAATACGGCGGCGACGAATGCCGCGAATTCTGCCACTAGCGCGGGCAACTCTGCAACAGCGGCGGCTAATGCTCTGGCGGCTATTCCGCAGGTGGACGCCGAGGGAAATATGACGCTGGCCGGCAATATTACTGTGATGTCGGCATCCATTAACGGGCCATTTGTCGCAGGGCGGCCGGATGGCACCGTTAGCGCGGGGACTTGTAATCAGATTTACGGCATCACGAG